GCAAAGGTAGTAGAATACAGAAAGGGTTCTAACCTTCTTAAAATAGGAGAGATAGATGGTACTATTAGAGAGAATGTTTTTATACAAAGTACATTAAGAAGTAATGTATTATCAATAGTAAAAACTATATTTGTTACTACGTTTGCAGAAGAGATTACTAGTTTCTATGATAACTTAGGTTATTATAATTCTGATAAAGGACGTTTAGGTGTATCTAATCAGAAACTATTAGATAGTGATTTCTATCAAGATTATTCATATGTTATTAAATCTAAAACTCCTATTGAACAGTGGAGAGATTTAATAAAGTCTACTACTCATCCAGCTGGATTTAAACTATTTGGACAAGTAGATATTGAAACTGATGCTACAGCATCAATGCCTGAGGAACTTCCAAAGGCATCACATTTCAGTGTTATACAACTCTGGGATCCTGCAAAGAATAGGATTACTGTTGAGAATACAACTCATGTATTAACTCAAACTACACAGAAAGTAGAGAATACAAGAATTCGTAAGGGTGTTGGATCAGCATCTAATAGTGAATTCTTATTTAACGAAAATCGTGCTTTTGAATTTAGTATTAATGGTACATTTGATGGTTACTATGATACTGATGGTAGATTACAAGGAACCACACAATTCCAAATTCTTGATGATCAGGGTACAGCATTTACACCTGCATCAGCTAAAGGGATTGTAGTTACTCTTGATGGTGTTATTCAAGAACCAGAAGTTGCTTATACTATTAGTGGTGATCAGATTATATTTGCTAATCCTCCACTAGGAGAAGGAACTAAAAATGGTTCTACTTATAAAGGAGTTACTTTCTACGGTAAGATATTCCAGTTTAAAGATGATCAATATAATACAAAATACTTAAAGAAACTTAGAAATATTTTCCAACGTAGTGGAAGATGGATTGATGCTGCAAATCAAATTGAAAGAAATGCAGAGTTTATTATTAATGAAACTGTTGGTTATGGTAAAGAGACTCATACATCATTAGATTGGGCAACCAAACAAGATGATTACGAAGCAGATATCAGAGCAATCTTAGATGCTTATCAACATGATATTAGATTTGGTGGTAACATCAAGACTGTTGATTATTCTGCTATTTTTAATAGTGATGATGATTATTTGTATATTCAGAATAATAAAACAAAATCAAATGATGTCTTTAGTTATGCAACTAGATTAGCAAAACTTGCTATTAGAAATTGGGATTATATTGATCAAACTGTTCTCTATTTTGGTGGATCTAATACAGTAACAGTGAGTGATACTAGCAATCTTGCTGTTGGTATGTTTATAACTTCTGGTACTGCATTTACTTCAGGAACTAAGATTATATCAATTGATTCACTTACTCAGGTTACTTTATCCAATGTTGCATTAGCAAATTCAAGTCAATCTGGTGGTGCACCTGTAGGAGAAACTAGTATATCTGGTACTGATGTTGCAACTGGAAGCAACCCAACTAGCACTGCTATAGTTGAACCAGGTAATAGTTTCCAAGTAGCTGTTGGTGCTACTTATACAGTTCCAACTTCATTTACTGGTACTGGACAAGCAACATTCTCTTGGAGTGGTGTACAAAGAGGAAAGTTCTATAAGGGAGGTCAACTTATTGCACTTAATAGAGCATATATTCTTTCCACATCATTAAACTGGGCACAAACAACATACCCATCACTTAATTGGGGTGCTTCATCTACTAAGTGTGAGAGAGATCTAGGAATAATTCTTGATGCTTATGTTTATCATCTTCAATTTGGTGGTAATGAAAAAATTGTTGAAGCTGCTCAACTTTATTATACAAAGGATGACTATCCAGATACAGAAAAGGTAAGTTACATTACTGAACAATTAACAGAAACACTTGCTGTATTCTCTTATGCTAAGGATCTAATGATTCAAGCAATGAGAAATCAGTTACCAACAACTGATCCTGATGTTATTGTTGATAGTGAAAGTCCAGCATGTGTTGAAGTTGAAAGTGCACTTAATACATTTAATGGAATTCTTAACACAATCCTTACTGAAGGTAAAGGTTTAGTACAGAAGGTACCTCAAGATTCTAATAAGAGAGGTAATTGGACTCCCACATTAACATATTCAAATTATAATATTATTCTTGATCCACTATTAATAGACCAAGAATGTAATAATGTTATATCTGCAATTGATTCTCTTTATGATAATTTAAGTGATAATATTTTAGAGAAGTCTGTAACTAGATCATTACCAGATTTTGTTGATGGTGAATCTAAAGAGTTTGAATTATATTGGGATGATAATACTGAAGTTGATACTGATATAGATGAAGACTTATTCTTAACAATTAACGCTGTACTTCAACGTCCTAAGTATACAGAATCATATCCATTATTTGATTCTTATGTAATAGATAGGACGGTCATTCCTAACAAGATTAAATTTGATGTTGCTCCTATTTGGGATCAAGATTTTGGAGCTAAGACACTTGGTGAAGCGACTGCAGTTGAGAAAGTAGTTGGTATTGGTGTTGGTAATTATAAGAGACTTACTATTGACTATAATTTAGTTGATGGTGTTAGAAACGGTCCTTTCTTAATTTTAGACGTAGAAGATAACACAGTACAAAGTATTGAATCTGAAGACAGTATGTATGTCTTCATAGATGGTATCCTTCAAAGAAAAGGGTATTCATATACAGTTTCTGGTCCTAACATCACTTTCAATGTTCCTATGTTGAAAGAGATGAAGGTTGACATTAGATATCTCTATGGTAGAGATGTTGGTCAGGTTCTTAATATCTTTGATTATGCTCCAGATACATATTTTGCTAAAGCTAGATTTACATTTACTGCAACTACATCTGCATTAAATGATTACTTTAAGTATGCTTGGATGGGTGATAAGATTGGTAGTCCTGTTCATGTATGGCAACCAATGGCAGATGGTACTATTAATATAATTGGTGAGATATCAAATCCATTTAGATCTGGAAATAATGTTGGATATGATTTGAAGTGTCAGAATACTGTAATTGAATCTGGTAGACCTTTTGTATTTGCTGTTAAAGGAGCATATGACAGAACATATACCTTTAGCATTGAAGATATTAGTAATGAACTATTAGATTTCCAATTAGATTCTGTAGGAAGAAAGATATTAACTGATGATAATTCTTTATGGTTTGGAACTTTCTTAGGTAAAACACACAAGTATCCATTTGCATATCTTGCTAACAATGACAAGATAAGAATAGAAGGTGAAGAAGGATTTAGAAAAATTAAAACACTACCTAATGAAGCTACAAGTAAGGATGGTAGAAATAAAGAGACATTAACAGATGATATTTACGGTGTTGTCTCAGTTGAGACTTATACTGGAATCACGAGAGGAGAGGGTCTCTCAGTAGTCGCCACTATTGAGAATGGATCCATTACTAAACTAACATGGAACCAACGTAGCTATGATCCACTAACTCAACCAACTGCATATCAATATGAAACACCTCCAGTATTGGAGTTTATTCCTGCTGATGGTAATGGTGGTGGTGCTAGTGCAAATGTACTAGTCAGTAAGGGTCAAGTTATCAGTGTTGATCTAATCAATGGTGGTGACGGTTATTCTACAGCTCCAAAAGTAATTGTATCTAGAAGATATGATATTTTATCTGAAAGAGACATTGGTGTATCTCTAATCTATATTGGAGTTAACCCTGATGTTAATATCAGTGGAATGTCAGCAATTTCAACAATCAATATTCTTGCTAATCAAGTTGCAGGTGTTGATTCAATTAGTTCTGTTCCTATTGATAGTCCAGCAGATGTAGACCGTCATATTCATGACATAATTCAAACTGGTAAACCTAATGTAATTGCTGCTGATTCTGATGGCACTATGCCAACTGATGATGTGTCACAACCTCCAACTGAAGGTGCTCAAATTGTTTACATTGAACCAGAACCTGTTCAGTATGAAGGAGAAGGTGGTGTATTAAAACTTCAGGGTTCTGAAAGTGTTCTTAAAGCTGAAGTACAGGATATTGTATCTCTCAACTCTATTCAAACAATGAGTAGACAAATAGTTGAGTATATTAATATTGAGATTGAAAATAATTCATTAGATAATGTTAACTACTTTGAAAATGCAGCATTACTTGATGTTGATCTACAAGTTAATGAACATGTAGCATACGTTGCTGATACAACTAAGTTTGATGGTTATGGATTGTTGATGATTGGTAATGAGGTTGTTAAGTATAATGGTAAATTAGAAGATAGATTCTTAAGACTTCTTAGAGGTCGTCAAAATACAACTCCTCAAACATGGCCTGCAGGTACCTACCTCAGACAGATTCCTGAGATTACAGTTGCATTTGGTGGTGTAGTAACAGTTGAATCTGAAAGCGATGTTACTATGGTAAGTGCATCAGCTTCTGCTGGTGGCGTTGAAAGAAAGACGTTCAGACAAATTGAAACTCCTGCTGATTTCTCTGTAACAAGAGAAGCAACTGAAGTTGTTATTATCCCACCTCCAAGTGGTGTGATTGATGGATATGAAGAAACAGTATATCTTACTGATCCTATTGTTCAGAGAAATGGTAATGCTGTTGATGTTATTGATGTTGCAGATAGATATTATGTTGATCAGAGAGATGGTACTCAAATAGAAATTATCAACGCAGTATTTGGAATAACATCTGAATACATTGGTCAATATACTAAGACTAATGCAGGACATACTATATCATTCTTTGATGGTATATTTGATGATGGTACTGCTAGGGTTTCTGGATTAAGTTTGGGATTAATGGACCAATACTTCCCAACTATAACTATTGCTGACTTTACTGAGAGAGCAGATTCTAGTTATAGTCTTGCTGGAGATAAGTTTAACTTAGTTCCTCCATCTATTCAAAACCCAGTTGCATTCTCATCAAGTGCTTCTGGTACTATTGGTGGTTCTCTAGTTGTAGCAACAACTTCATACTTTGCTGATGAAGGCTATCTTTTACATGATAGTTTCGGTTCACTCAGCATTATAAAATATACAGGAAAGACAGCGACACAGTTTACTGGATGCACTGTAGAAAGCGGAAGTACAAGCATTGAAAACAATGCGACTATCATTCCGTATCAAATTAGCTAAATATTGCTATAAATATAAATAACTCAGGCACAAACTACAAATCGTCGGAACAGAAAAACAATGGCTGCTATAATCTCTGATAAGTTTAGGATCTTTAATGCTAAACAATTTTTAGAATCTCTCACAGAAGGTCCCAATGACACTAGTGCAGAGCGATCTAGAATGTACTTTTTTGTGGGAAGACCGCAACCGTGGAAGGCGTATTTGGAAGTATATTCCCAAAATTCCACCGCTTTTGTAGTTGGTAATGAAGTTTATATTGGAACATATGGTTCCACGACTTTCCGTGCCACAGTTGCTGCAGTTTATGATAGTGCCCTTCTTTTGACCGACGTTTTTGGCAGCAACGGTATAAATTCCGCACCAGCTCTTGGTTCAGACCTTAAAGGTAGAACTGGAGGAGCTGGTGGATCCGACACAGGTGCCACTGCTAAGTCTGGTGTATATCGCTACGCTACAGAGGATGTTCCACCTCTACCACTAGACAACCAGAGAGAAAAAATTAGTCTATATGACGAATTAATTGCTGCCAAGCGTATTACTAACTCATTTGCAAGAACTGTTATTCGTCGTTACAATTGGGATTTAGTTGCTAACCCTAAGTTTGACAGTTGGAAACCTGACTATTCTTCCACACCAGGTGGCGGTGGTCAAATTGGTAAGCAATCAGCATCTGGTGCTGCAAGTATTGCTGATTCTAAGTTTTATGTAGTGAATTCCGCATACGAAGTATTCAAGTGTCTCTATAATGGAGAGGATCCTTCTAACACAACTGGACAAAACGCTACTGAAGAACCAACTACTGCAGGTGGTAACTATGCTTCTGCTACAGGTCTTTATACAGAGACAACTGGTGCTAAGTATATTTGGAAGTATATGTACACCATCCCAACTGATGATGTATTGAAGTTCCTTTCTTCAGACTTTATGCCAATCGTTCTTCCAGCTAACGCTTCTAGAACTGCTGTTACTGGTGCTGCTGTTGCTGGTGCTGTTGACGTTGCTTTGATTGAAGATGCTGGTGCAAACCTTCCTGCTTCTCAAACTCTATACACTGGAGTTAAAGGAGATGGTACAGGTGGTAAAGTTAAGTTTGTAACTAATGGTGCTGGTAATATTACATCTGCTGAGATAGAAGCTCGTGGATCAGGTTATACATATGCCAATGTTCTTTTAGGTAATGGTAACTTATTCTCTAACAGTGGATTATCAAGTGCTGTAACAACTGGTGCTTCTGCTACTGGTGCAATTGAAATCGTTCTACCTCCTGAAGGTGGTCATGGTAAGGATCATGAGACAGAATTGAATGGTAAGCGTGTTATGACAAACATTCGTCTAACATATGCTGAAGGTTCTGGAGACTTCCCTGTAGATAACGACTTCCGTAGAATTGGTATTATTGCTGATCCATATAACTATGGTACAACAACATATGCAACTGCTGATACACTATCTGGATTGAAAGCACTTAAGATCAGTGGTGCAACCGCAGACTTTAGTGTTGATGAAAAGATCACACAAACTGTAACGGGTGGTACTGCAGAAGGTACAGTTGTTTCTTGGACACTTGATAGTGGTTCAACAACTGCTGGTGTTCTTAAGTATATCCAAACAAATGATGCTCACACAGATCAAGGTGTTGTAAGAGCATTTGAGTCTAATGGTTCTAATGCTGTTAGTGGTGAAGCTTCTGCTGCTTCTGGTACAGTAAATACAAGTTATGGTAGTGCACTACTAGGTGTCACTTTCGCAAGTGGTCTTGCTACTCCTGAGATTGAGAACAACTCTGGAAACGTAATATACGTTGAAAATAGAAGACTAATTACTCGTGCTCCAGACCAAATTGAAGACATCAAACTAGTTATTGAGTTCTAACACCCTCGCATCTCTGCTAAATAATCCTGAGAGAATACTAGTATAACTGGTGGAGTAGAGATGCCTCAGAAGACTAACCTGAATGTAAGCCCTTATTACGAGGATTTTGATGCGAATAAGAATTTTTATAAAATTCTATTTCGTCCAGGATACTCTATTCAAACAAGAGAGTTAACACAGTTACAATCTATTCTACAGAACCAAGTAGAAAGTTTTGGTAAGTATGCCTTTAAACAAGGTGAACTTGTCATTCCTGGTGAGGTAGGATTAAATACCAAATTAGATTACGTTAAACTATCATCTGTTTCAGAAGTTGCAGTTAGCGACGGGACTGATATTGTTTATAAGAAGTATGATATTTCTCAGCTAGTTGGCCAACAGTTGAAAGGTTTAACTTCTGGTGTTCTTTCTACAGTATTATCTACAAAATTAGCAACAGAAAGTTCTGCTGATACACTATTCGTTAGTTATATCAACAGTGGTAATTCAAATACCGAACCAACTTTTAGACAAGGTGAAACTCTAGAAGTTGTTGATGGTGTCAATACTCCATTACTTGTGGTAGGTACAGACGGTAGTGTACTTCCTACAAGTATTAAAGTAACTAATCCAGATACTGGAGAAGTAACTTCTCTTGAAAGTTCTGCAATGGGATATGGTTCTGCTGTTAAAGTAGAAGAAGGTATTTACTTTGTTAATGGATACTTTGTTCGTAATGACGAAGCACTTCTTGTTATTGATGAATATTATGATAAACCATCTTCAAAAGTTGGATTTACTATTAAAGAGGAGATTGTAACTCCTGAAGAAGAATCAACTTTATATGACAATTCAATTGGTTCAGCAAACTATACAGCACCTGGAGCTCATAGACTTAAGATATCTCTTGAGTTAAAAGAATTTGCTCTTGATGCAATTACAGATAAGAATTTCATTCAACTCCTAACAGTTTCAAGAGGAGTTATTCAGAGAAAGATAGAATCTACAGATTTTAGTGTATTAGAACAAACTCTTGCTCGTAGAACATTTGATGAGTCTGGAGATTATGTTGTAGATAATTTTGATGTTGATGTAAGAGAGTGGGCACAGAAAGATGGTAATAGAGGTCTTTATGGTACTGACATATTTGATCTTTATAATGGATATACTGCTTCTGAAGCTTCCAGAAAGATGGTTGCTAGTATAGGATCAGGTAAGGCATATATTAAAGGTTATGAGATTGTTAATAAAGAAACTAAGTATCTTGAACTTAATAAAGCAAGAGAAAGTCTTTCTAGCGACAATGTAAATTTAAAAAGTAAAGGTCTACCAACATTTAATATTACTAATGTTTATGGTAGTGTTCCTTTAAACAAAGAAGGATCTGATCTTACTGCATATCCTGATGTATTTCTATATTCATCCTTTAATGATGGTTCTGTTGGATTGAATAATACTGAGGATCCAGCAGATCATAGACAAACTGTTAATAGAAGAGGTACAAACTTTAGTGTTGATGATGGTATAAAAACAATCACTTTACAGATTACAAATCCATCAACACTTATTGGTTCTATAACAGATGCTACATTCCAAAGTCAATTTGGATCTCTTTATTATATCAAGACTAGAAGTGAATCAGGTTCACCAACTGCTATTGGATCATTCAAGACTCTTTCATTTGCAACAATTAATAAACCACTAATTAATGCTTCTACATCTGTTCAATTCTTAGAATTAACAATATATGGACCTAAGAATGAATTAGAGCTATTACTTATTGAATATGATTCAACTGATTCTGAATTTTTTAGAAGAATTTATCTTACAGAAGCGGATGCTCAATCAGGGGCAGATGCTTGGGGTCATATTGTAGATTATCAAAATACAATCACTCCTATTATTGGTAAAGTAAAACCAAGCAATTTCTTCTTACAACAAAGAGGATCTGGTTTTAGTTCAGATTCTGATATTATTCTTTCAAAAGGTCGTTTAGGACAAGGTACTGCTGCATACAATACTACATTTGGATTCTCTTATTTTGATCCACAATTCTTTACTAGAATTATTTTAGAATCTGTTCCAAGTGGTACTAATCCTTTTGATGAGGGTATGTATGTAACTGGAATCAGTAGTAATGCATATGGTGTTGTTGAAGGATCTTCTAGTGGTTTATATTCCACAAATCAAATACTATTTGTTAAAACTCTTTCTGGTAAGTTTAAATCAGGAGAAACTCTTAGAGATGAAGATGGAAACACAGTAAGGATTGCTACTGACAATACTCTTTCTCACTTTGTTGTTCAGAATAGAGGATTAGGATATGCAGATGGAGTATCATTATTAATTAATGGAACTGAGTTTGATGCTTCTAAGATTGAGCTTAAAAAGTCTACTGATGGTAAAGTATATTCAGCAACTGTTGTTAACAGACGTGCAGTAGATGTAAAATATGCACAACCTCCTGCTATAACAGTAAAACAACCTGATGGTGCTGCAACTCCAAGTGCTGCATCTGCTGTAGTTCCTGTATTGTTTAGCAATAGTGTAACTACATACACACCACAGAATGTGAAATCAATTGGTTGTGCTTATGGTTCAGGAAATGCGAATAACTTCTCTGCAGATGTTGTTGTAGATAGTCAATCATTCTCAGAAATTAAGAGTGTAACAAATTATACATTCTTTGGTTCACAGGGATCTAGTTTTATTGAATCTACTAGTTTCAGTGCTGATGCTTCTATTTTGGTACAGCAAGGAGATTTAATTCAATTCTCTGATGATTCAAATAACTTAGTTCGTGTAATTGTACAGTATGCTACTAAACAAGAAGGATCTTCTAAGAGTAGAATATATTTTGACACAGCATTACCAGGAGATGTAACTAATACAAGTATTGTTCGTTTACGTCCAAAGCTACAGAATACAAATTCTGGAAGTCTTGTCTATCCAACAGGAAGTAAGCAAGTATCAAAAGTTTCTGCTGGTGGAGATGATACAAAGATTAAGTATTACTTCCGTAGAGATTTTGTAACTACTGCTTCATCTGGTGGTGGTATGGTTACGTTTGCTGCTCAGTTACCATTTGGTACACAAAGATTCGCAGCATTTACTGAAGGTAATTTTATAGTTACTGTACTTGATCCAGGCGATGCTCCTGATATTATAAAAGGTGATATTGTTTATGTTGATAGTAATGCAGTAGAAATTACTTCTTCTACTGATACTGCAAGTGGTCTTACATCTGGTAGTATTAGTTTACAGTTACCATCAAATTATTTTGGAACTGTTCCATCTAATGGTACGTTCCCTAAACTTAAATTGACTGCAACTCTTGAAGTTGAAAATGCAAAACCAAGATTAAAAACTGCAATTAAGAATAAGAGACTTGTTATATCATCTGCAGGTGATCGTGTAGTTCCATTTAGAGGAGGTGATTACGATACTGAGGTTGTAGAAACACTATCTTATTCTGATGCATATAAACTTAGATATGTTTATGAGGGTACTGCAAGTCAACCACCAACTGTAGATACAGCTGGAAATCTAATTTCAGGAACTGACGTTACTAATAACTATACTTTTGATAATGGACAGAGAGATACAATTTATGATGTATCTCGTATTGTTTTAAAACCAGGTTTTGAACCTGCTTCTGGTCAGTTACTTATTGCTTTTGATTATTTTGAGCAATCACAGGGAGATTTCATTACTATTGATAGTTACTTGCATGATGCAGGTGTACCAGAAGATGAAATTCCATCATTCAATTCTTCAGTTCATGGTAATTTAGAACTTAAGAATGTTATTGACTTTAGACCTAAGGTTGATACTGATGCAATTATTCCAGGTTTCTTAGATAAGTCTACTTTAGAAGTAACTACTGGATCATTTGCTGGTGCAGGTGCAGTAATTTCTAGCACTCCAGCTCCAGATTCTAATCTAGAATATACATTCTCATTCAGTCAGGTTCAATACTTGGATCGTATTGATGGAATATTCTTAGATAAAAAAGGAAATTTCTTAGTTAAAGAAGGTAATTCTTCACTCAATCCATCAAAACCAGATCCTATTGATGATGCTGTTGCACTTTTCTATGCATATGTTCCAGCATTTACAAAGACAAGCAAAGATGTACGTATAACACCAGTTGACAATCGTCGTTATACGATGAAGGATATTGGTAAGTTAGAAAAACGTATTGAACGTCTTGAATACTATACAACTCTTAGCATATTAGAACAGCAAGCTCTTAACATGCAGGTTAAGGATGAGATTGGATTAGATAGATTCAAATCAGGATTCTTTGTAGATAATTTTGAAGCACATAAAGTTGGTAATCTTTCTTCCTTAGATTATAGATGTGCTATTGATAGTCAACAGTCTGTATTACGTCCTCAATCAAAAGAAGATTCTATATCTCTAACTGAAGTTAATGTTAGAAATGATCAGAGATCAGTTTCTGGTTACAAGAAGTCTGGTGATATGGTAACTCTTCCATATACACATCTATCTTTACTTGGAAATGATTTTGCATCTAAGACATTAAATCCAAATCCATTTGTTGTTCTCCAGTATGTTGGAGATGGTGAAGTATCTCCTTCTGTTGATCATTGGTATGATCAAAATGAAGAACCATTAGTTGTTGATACAAATACTGATTTGTTTAGTATTTTCTTAGCAAAGGATAATGTAAAAGAAAGTTTCTCAAGTCTCTATAACTCTTTTGTAGTTAACTGGGTTGGAACTTCTACATCATTTACAACAATCAATTCTCTTGGATTAGTAAACACACAAGAAGCTACTACTTCTGTTGCTAGTGCTTCTGTAGGTAGTTCTTCTAATATTAGTCCACAAAATAATGAAATCGGTAAAGGTATTCAAACTAAGAGTGTTGGGGATAGTTTAGTTTCTACATCACTTTCATTCTTTGCTAGAAGTGTTCCTGTAAAGTTTGTTATTAAGAGAATGAAACCCAACACTAAGATTTACACATTCTTAGAGGGTAGAAATATTGGTCGTTGGATTAATCCAGATCTTAGATTTACTGGAATTGCTGGTAACTCACCGTCAGCATTTAATGGTGATATAGTTACTGATGAATATGGTAATGCTAGTGGTATTGTTATACTACCAGCTGGTCATCCACCACTTGAAAATACTACATGGACTGGTGATGTTAATACAATTGGATATGATACTAGTGCAGAAGAAGTTTCTGTAACATCTGGAGTATTAACATTTAGGTTTACATCAAGTGAAACTAATGAAAGTAAGGAACTAGTTGATAGTTATACAGAAATTAAATATTATGCTACTGGTCTTCTTCCAGAAAATCCAGTAAGTATTGTATCCACAAAACCATCTTACTTCAAATCTAATGAAGGTGTTCAATTAATTGAAAGTAATACTGATAATCCTGTAAGACCTAATCCTCTTGCACAGACATTTAAAGTAGAAAATTTAGATGGTGGATGTTTTGTAACTGGTTTAGATCTTTACTTTAATAAGAAGAGCACTAATATCCCAGTTAAGGCATATATTACTAATGTAGATTCTGAAAAACCAGGTAAGAATATTGTTCCTGGTAGTGAAAAAGTATTATCACCAAATACTTTCATTAGATGTTTTGCTAGTGGTAATATATCAATCTATAAAAATGAAAATGTAACTGGTGCTTCCTCTGCTGCTTCTGGTCCTATACTTAAAGTATTTGATAAGAACAATGTAGAGTTAGTTGCTACTGCATCTGGTAAGTACAGTCTTACTAATGAGCAAGTATACACAGTTGTATTAAGTAATCATAATGGAAGATCATTTAAAGCTAATGAAGATTTAATTATTCCTTCTGTAACCACAAATAATGCACTAAATGGAACAAGTCTTGTTCTATCAATAGCAAAAGATAGTGGTAAAGTTTCTAGTCTTAAAGTAACTAATACAGGACAGAATTATGATAGTGCTATTTTAACTATTGAAAGTCCTCAACTTCCAGGTGGATCCACTGCAACAGCTTCTATAGAAGTATCTGGTGGACAAATTTATAATGCTGAGATTAGTTTGAGTGGTATTGGATATACAGAAGCACCATCAGTTGTTGTTAAAGGGGTTGGTAACGGTGCTGGAGGGTGTGAAATTCAAACTTATATAGAAATAGATACACCTGCAGTTAGAATGGGTGTAGCAACCGATGCAGGTGAAGTTACAAACTCTACTACACCATCACATTTTGGTTTTGACTTCCCAGTTTATCTACAGAATGATACAGAATATGCATTAGTTGTAGAAACAGATTCCACTGATTATCAATTATGGGTTTCTAGATTGTCTGAAGTTGATATTGCAACTAGTACGGTCATCACAACTCAACCATCTTTAGGTTCGGTATACCGTTCCCAGAATACCGAAAGTTGGACAGAAGATAATTTTGAAGATCTTAAGTTTAAATTGTATCGTGCAGAATTTGATATTACTAGACCAGCTGAATTAGTTCTTAAAAATGATAGTGTTGGTTATGAACTGTTAGATGTAAATCCATTAGAAACTAATGCAAGTTCTTCTTCTGCTTCACAATCAAAATTATTTAAAAATAATAATGCAATATTGAAAGTTAATCATAGAGATCATGGATTTGAAGATGGTGGAAAATCTTATGTATTCTATAGAACTGCTACAGCAACAGGTGGTGTTACTGCATCTACTATTAATAGCAACCTATTCCAAATAAGCAATTCTGGTGTTGACACTTATAACATCAATTCTCCATCTGCTGCAGCTGGAAACTCTGTTGGTGGTGGAAGTATGGTATACGCAAGTCATAATAGAAAATTTGAGACTTTATATCCTCAAATACATTATCTAACATTTACTGGTACAACATTAGATACTAATGTTAAAACTACAAATATAGTTCCTGTTGATTCTTCAACATTGAATTATACTTCATACTCACAAACTGATTATGAAAAAACATTCTTAAATGAACCACACTACTTTACAAATCAAAAGATAGTTGCTTCTGATATTAATGAAACTCTCAATAGTATTGCTGGTTCATTGATGTATAAGATGTCTATCTCATCTACTGCGTCTCATTTGAGTCCAATTATTGATCTCTCAAGTGCAACTGTTAAAACAGTTACTAATAGAGTAGAAAATCCAGTTGGTACTGAAAATAGATTTGGTAGAAAAGATCAAATTATTGAGTTCTATCCAGTATATCAATTCCAACTTGCTGGTAATGGTGGTACTGAGATACAAGCTGATCAAACTATAGTAGGAAAAACATCTAAAACTACAGGAACAATTGCTAGAGTTAATGGTAGTGTTGTTTATGTAAGAGTTAAGACTACACAATTCTTCCAGAAGGGAGAAACAGTTGATCTAGGAAATCAAACTGGTTTAACTTCAGTTACAGTTGATTCAAATCCAATACAGGTCTTTGCACAAATTAGTGATGCTTCTACTGTAGTAGCACGTAATCCATCTATTATCCTTGAGACTTATGATAATGTTATCACAGGTAAAACAACTATATGGAATAGTCAGACTCAAGAATTAACTTTAAGGGTTGATACCAGACCTATTAATGACAACTACACAGATTCTATTAATACAAATGTACTATACAATAGAAATGCAGTTAGTGCAGATCAAATTGTTGATATCTTCCGTGTAGGTGACTTTGCTAAGTATCCTAATCAACCAGATGAAGAAGCTAGTTACTTAGAAGTTGGTAAGATAACTTATACAAATGGTGTTGATTTTGTAAGAGAAGATACATCTAAAAATGGTTCTGCTGTTGCTAAGTATGTAACTAAAGAGGTTGTAATTAATAACCCTGCAACATCTATAGATGTTCATCTTACAGCTACTGTTAAAGATATATCAGATATAAAGATTCTTTATAAGTTAAAGAAAGCATCTAGTCAAGAAAACTTTGAAGATTTGGATTGGACTTTCTTCAATGAAACTGGATTACCAGATGTTTTAGAATTAGCAACTAGTGAGAATAGTATTTCTAGTGTTGTAGAGAAACAATCTGCATATCAAGATCTTAAATATAGCATTTCTGACTTAGAAGAATTCAGTTCATTTGCTATTAAAATTGTAATGACTAGTGTTGATCCCGCATTTGTTCCAAAGGTTCAGGATATCAGAGCAGTAGCATCTTTCTAGTTCCGCACATGGGTTATTTGAAAGTGCAAGGACATGATGGTCTTGTAAGAGACCAAAAGACAGGTGCCATCATCAATTTAGATGATTCTGCTATAGAGGCAAGACGTAAGTCTAAGCACCTAGGTTCCGCATTGGACGACATAAATATGTTGAAGACTGAAGTCTCTGAAATCAAGTCCTTGCTTAGAGAGTTAATCAAAAATGCCAGCAGTAGCAGTACAAAGAACTGACACCTTTGAATCGCAAAGGGTCAAAATTAATCAGATAGGTCAACAAATTTTCAGTATTACTGAAGGTGGATCTGATTTATCAACAGGAAATTTAAAACTAGGTGATGGAACCATTGGTAGTCCATCGCTTGCTTTTGATAATGACAACCTTTTAGGTCTTTACAGACCATCATCTGGTGTACTTGGTTTTGTTAGCTCGGGAAAAAGAGTACAAAATCTTTCAAATCTTAAAGTAGAAGTTCTTCAAGATTTTCAATTAACTCAGAATAGACTTCAAACTGCTGGTATATCAATATTAAATCCAGGTTCTGGATACGAACCAGGTGATTATTCTGGTATTGCTTTTACAGGAGGTTCTGGTAGAAGTGGAACTTGTAACATAGGTGTTGTTCCATATGCTGGAACAGTTAGTAACCTTGGTTCTGGATATAATCCAGGAACATTTTCTGGTGTTCTATTACAAGGGGGTAATGGTAGTGCAGCAAATATATCTTTTGATATTAATGGTTTAGCTACTGGTACTCTTGCTGGAGGTGGTAGTTATGTTGTTTCTACAACTTTCAATAATGTACCAATAACTAACGTTAGTGGCAGTGGAGCAGGTGCTATAGCAGATATTATTACAGATGCTGCTGGTGCTGTTATTGAGGTTGTATTTACTGCAGAAGGTAGTGGTTATGTAAATGGTGATGTTTTAAGTGCTAATGCTAACTTTGACGGAGTTGGTTCTGGTAGTGGATTTACATGGACACTAACTTCAGACCCAGGTATTATAACCAATTTTGTATTAGCTCAGTATGGTAATAACTATCAAACTGGAGATGTTCTAACACTACCACAAGCACAGACAGGTATAACTACAACCCTTAGAGGTGCTGTAGCTAGCGTAGCAACTACATTGGCTACTAACACAGCACAAATCACTATTGCTGATACTACAGGCATACTTGCAGGTATGAGTATCACTCAAGGTGGATCTGATACTGGACAACTTGCTGCTGAAACAACTGTTCTTTCTATTGATAGTGGAACTCAACTTACGTTATCAGCAAATCCAACAGTTGCTGGTTCTGCAACATTAGATTTCTCATCCATCGGTTCTTTAGATGAATTTGATGTTGCTGATTCTAGTATTATATTTGTAGGTGATGTTGTTACTCAAACTGCTGGTAATGGTGTATTAGCAGCAGCATCAACTGTATTAGCTTCTGCTAATAACATAATTCAAATATCTTCACAACCAACAACAGCAGGTTCTGCAACATTAACCTTTACACCAGCATATGGTGATCCTGCTGATGATTTTTCATATACAGTTGGTAACTTAGGTGTTGTAGATAATATTGCTATAGCACAAGGTGGTACAGGATATGAAGAAGGAAATACTTTATCAGTAGATCCAGAAGATGTAGTACAACCTATTCAATATAGTGTTATTAAAAAGACTGTACTTGAAGTAACATTTAGTGGAACAGTTCCTGCAAGTTGGGCAGTTGCAGGAGATACTATTACAACAGTACCAACAGAAGGTGCAGCAGTTAGTTTTGATATTATAAGAGCTGATACTGCTGGTGGAAATATTACTAGAATATTCTTAGATGGTGCACAAGGTTCTGTTGCAGTAGCTGATGTTTTTGAAAATGCTGCAACTACACAAGTTACTGTAGCAACTGTTTCTTCAGGTGAAGATAGATTCTTTGTTAATACTGGTGGTGGTCTACAAATGACACCAGATTTGACATTATATGCTGGATCAACATATGAATTTGATGTTTCAGATCCTTCTATGTCAACTGAGACTCTTGCTTTTACTCAATATAGAGATGGTAAGTATTCTCCTAGTTTGATTCAAAATCTTACTGCTACTCTTGATGTAACTACAAATCAAGTAAGTGTAACTAATGCCACGGGAATTCTTGTTGGTATGACAGTTACTTTTGCTGGTGGATCAGGAACATTAGTAACAGGAACAACGGTAACTAATGTAGTCGGTAATACTATTACTTTAAGTAGGAATCCATTAACATCTGGATCTACTACTTTATCATTTGCTGGTGTTGAGTATAACACTGGAGTTACTAGAACTAATACTGCATTAACTATTAAAATTGAGTCAACGACTCCAAGCTTATACTACTATTCACGTGAGAATGCAGACCTTGGTGGTCCTGATAACGCAGAAGCAACAATCACTATAGATCTAAACAACCCTGTAACTTTTGGTTCTGGATTAAGTGTATCTGTAGTTTTAATTGATACTTTTTCTGGTATAACTGGTAATATTTTAACTGGAGAATGGACAGCAGTATCAGTTGATGCAACTGATGGTGAGTTTGATAGTTTATCAGTACAAGGTATATTATCTGCTAATACTATTAGTAGTTTGAATATTACTGCTGATTCTATAACTTCAGTATCACCAAACCTTGCTCTTAATGCTACAAACTTAAATATTAATTTATCTGGTTCAGTTGATATTGGACCTGGCAAATTAAGTATTGATGGGACTAATGGTAATCTGACAGCACAAGGTATTATAAAGACTGCAGATTCAATAAATGTTAATGATAAATTACTTATAACTAATGCTGTTATTTCAAGTGGTGCAACAACAGACATTGAACTAACACCAGCAGTTGGTCAAGATGTAAAAATAAATTCTACAAAATCTCTTATAGTTCCTGTTGGAACTGATCTTCAAAGACCTCCAAGTCCAGTAGCTGGTGCTATTAGATTTAACTCAGATACAAGTCAATATGAAGGTTATGCTTCAAATACTTCTTCTTGGTCATCTCTTGGAGGAGTTAGAGACTTAGATGGCAATACTTACATTCTTGCAGAGGAAACAGTTGGTGCAAATGATAATACATTATATTTCTATAATGATGCTCAAAACACTATAAGAATTACACCGTTCTATCAAGAATTTGTAAACGTAAAGAAAGTAAGATCTGTAAACGTATCTGCTCCAGCACATACTAATTGGAATGCTAATAGTCCAGTAGCTACAGATGATTATGTAAAATATGGCAATAACTTATTCCTTGTTGTTGCAGGAGGTCAGACTGGAACTGATGCTAACCCTCCTACAGATATTACTGGTAATGACTTTACAAACGGAACAGCAACTTTAAGATATTCTACTACAGCAGTTGCTCCATTAACTTTTGAAGAGATTGAAGAATTTAGAATTGCTCCATTGGGCAATACTGATTTAGTAATTAATGGTGATTTAAGACTTAAAAATAATATTATCACAACTGATGTTAATGATTTAACACTATCTCCTCTTCCAGGAAAGAAAGTTGTATGTGATATTAAAACTACCTTGGTAGTTCCAGTTGGTACTACTGCAGAGAGAGGATCACCTGCTCAAGGTTCTGTTAGGTTTAATACAACTGATAGTTTATTTGAAGGTTATGACGGGGTTAACTGGGGTTCTCTTGGTGGTGTTAAAGACGTTGATCAGAATACTTACATCATTCCAGAAACTTCACCTGGTGCTAACGAGAACATATTATATTTCTACAATGATGGAAATAATTCATTAAGACTTACTACAACACAATTAGAGTTTGATACTGTTGATACAATAGTATCTACAACTTCAGATGAACTTGAAATAACTGCATCATTAATGACATTTGATGCAGCTGCTACAACTCTTGATAACACTTTAGCAGATACTACATTCTTACATTCTGCAAAACAATACTTTGATCTTGGATTATCTTCTGGTTTATATGTTGAACCAGTATTGAGATTAGACAATCAAGGTGATGTTTACTTCAATACTACATTTGGTACTGGATCATATACTGGTGTTAAAGTATTTGATGGTGAACTTAAAGAGTTTGAACTTGCTGATACTAAAATATTAACAGACAAGTTTAATCTTGTTAAGGGAACAAATAATGTTGGTACATCAGTTATATACAATAACACAAGTGGTCTTGGTGCTAAAACAATTGTTTGTGCAGAGAACCCAACTACAGGTGATTCAGAGTTTATTGAATTTGGACTCTTAGATGATGGTACTGATGTTTGGCATACTGAATATGGTAATGTTAGAACAGGACAACAATTGATTGTTCCTACATTTGATATATCTGGAACTAACGATATTCGTATAACTATTACATTAGGAGATACAGTTGGGGTAACTCAAACTGTTAAAGTTACAATTACCAATAATATTACTAAGAAGTAAAATGCCTAGAATACTACAAAAACTTGATTCCACTGGTGGATTTTCTATTGACAAGACTATTGTCGTAGATGAATTAAGGAATGCAAAAGATCTTAACAGTTTAGAAGTTAAGAGCAGACATTACGCAGATAGTAAAATATCTCAGTTTATTTTAAGAGGTATTAATACTGCTGTATTACAATTAGATGATGTTGGTACACAGATTACCATTGACAGCAATACTATCAATTTTATTACTGGAAACATAATTGCAGTTAATCCATTAGGAACTGTTTATGCAGGAAAAATAGAAAGTTCCGTACACTGTGATGGAAATGGAGCAACTAGTATACTTGCTTCAATGATTACTACTATCAAGGATGATATTCCATCTGGACAAACTTGGGCAATAGTGCCACTAGGATCTACAAATCGTTTTAGTTATTCTACCACTAGAGCTGGAACAACAAACGTCATTAAATGGATTGTTTCTACTCAAGTTATCAGTATTGCCTGGGCTTGATGCTAAATATAACTGAGGAATAATTAGGCGGAGCTAGACGGGCACCATGAGTTTTAATATTAATTCTGACAAAGAATTCGTTAGGGGTCAAAAACCAACGTTAATTGGTGACCAAGAACTTACAATTAGGGCGGGATCGGGATCTGCTGAGAAAGAGATCATCCGAGCTCAATTGGATGAAGCGACGGATTTGCCTCGTGTTGGTATTAATAGGACTGGCGAAAGAGTAAACGTTATAGCGATAACTTCTGGTGGTTCTGGTTACACAACTCCTCCTTCTGTTAATATCACTGCTCCAGATGTAGCAGGTGGTATACAAGCATTAGCATCCGCATTTATCTTTAACGGTCAAGTAGTAAATATTGCTGTTAACAATCCAGGTTCTGGATATACCACAGCACCAAGCGTATCTATTTCTGGTGGTAATGGTGGTGGTGCAACTGCAACCTCAGCTCTTGATACAGTTGATTATGAACTTGATATTAATGGTGCTATTAGAACATCAACCTCTATCATTTCAGATACTGCAAGAATTCTGAACCTTGATATTGATAACTTTATTACTCCTGATGCTAATTTTAGAGCACCAAATTTAAAAACATTTTCAAATAATACTGGTACTGCATGGGTTGCTAATGTTATCCTTCAGAAAGATAACTACAGATTTTTCGGTGCTAACATATATCAAGCATTAAACACTGGACAAACTGGATCTTCTGCACCTGTACATGTTGATGGTGAAGCATTAAACGGTGAAGTTACCTTCAAACATATTGGTTTCCGTGCAAATGATGCTTCAGAATTTGGATATGGTACTACTGGAGAATCAGGTATATATCCACGTTCTATAACTCCTTTGTTGGGAGATAGAACAGACAAGATTGCAACTACAGAATACGTCCTTAACCTAGCAACGAATGACGTTGGTGGTCGTGTTTATGTTTCAGCACAGATTGGTTCTGACCTTAACGATGGTAGATCTGCTGTAAACCCAGTTAGAACTGTTAAGAAAGCGGCACAATTAGCATGGGAAACACCTGGTGTTAAAGAAACAATTATTGTTTCTGGTGGTGAGTATGTAGAAGATAACCCAATTTCATTACCACCTGATGCATCAATCGTTGGTGACAACCTACGTTTGGTTATCATTAGACCTGCCAACCCTGGCAAACACATGGTTAAGTTTGGTGATAAGAACTATGTGATTGGTGTTACTTATCGTGACCAAATAGACTCAACTGGTGATTCTGTTGCTACTTGGGATTATGCAATGGTATTTGATGACAAGCAAAAGGTTGTCATTGATCTTGATGCTAATGGAGATGCTGGTCTTAAATTCCCAGTTGGTCACCAAGTTTTTGGACCAGATCAATTCCGAGTAAATTTCCAAGAGAACACTGGAGGTAATGCTCTTCAAACTGGATTGGAAGTTTATGGTGTTAACACTGGTTCACGAGCAAAAATTATTGATGTTTCATTTACAACTACAGTTGGAGCTGATGCATATCTTACAGGTAAATTAGATGTTACTCTAACCAGTGGTTCTTTCCTAGAAGGTGAGCGTTTTAACTATCTTGTTAGTGGAACAGTAGGAAGTGCGATTTCTCTTAATATAACTCAAACAGATGGAGCTAATAAGTTCAGAGTAGATTCTGATCCTGATACTCTTATTCCTCCAGGAACATACATTCATTTGAATGATACTGATAATAGTACAATAACTACACCTGGTTTTTATCAAGTAAAATTAATTGATGATGATTATGAAGTTTCTAATGGTTATTGGATAATTGAAGTTGTACCTATTCTTGGTGCTAAGTCATGGGATAATGCAGTAGTAGAAACCATCACCATGAGTGGTGCAAATATTGTTGAGCAAAGTGTTGATACAACAAGTCTTAAATCAATTAGAGCAGAAGGTGAAGTTACAGAAGTAGAAGAAGATTTTGATACAGCACTGCCTATCCAAAGAATTGACTTCTCTTTACAGGGTGATCCAAGTATTACTCAAGGTGGATTCCAAGAAGCTCAATTTGGTAATGCTGAAGATAGTGGTGGTATTATATTCTATACAAACCAATTAGTTGGTAGAAGTAATATTCATAATTATAGAGAAGGTCAAGAAGTTCTTATTGAAGGTCTTCCAACATCAGCTCCTGATCTTTCTGAATTAAATGGTAAGCAAAGAATTTACAAAATTTTAGAAGATGCTGATGGTCGTTCTAGAAGATTTGTAATTCCTAAAAAATACCCTGCAATTACTGATGCTAATTTTGATCCAGGTCAATTTGCTACTGTTAAGTCATACTCTAAAGTAGTTACATTATCACTACTAAACTCTCCAAACAAGTTTCCATTATCAACACCAGTAAGTAGAAGATTCCAAGACGCATGTGTTTTACTACGTAACAACAGAGAGTTTATTGCTGATGAAGTATTAGGAAGAATCAATGAAGAATTTAAGAGTGATTACTTCCGTGTATGGGATGTATCAGCAAATGATTTTAAAATTTACTTAGGTACTAATGATCATATTAATACCTATGTTAGTGGTGGTACAGTAAAATTTGGTGGATCAACTTACAACGTTACTGATTTTATATACGATTACTCTGTTACTGGTATTGCAACTGTAACTACCTCAGGAACGATTACTGGACTTACAGAAGATAGTATGGTTCAGTTAGCTGATATTCTTATATCATGTGCTTCTGGAACCAAAGTATACCCTTCATATAGTGCTCCTGTAAGTGGAGCTAATGTAGGTGATGATGGAGATAACCAATGTAAGCAAGATGTTATTCACTTTATCAATGCTCTTGTAAGAGACTTAGAATATGGAACAAACCATAATGTTATTGAAGGTTCTAAAAAATATATTATTGATGATAAAATTAATTATATTGAAGATGAGATAGTTCAAAATATTCGTGCTATTGAATATGCACGTCAGTTAGCTATCCTTGCAATGAGGAATTGGAGAACTGGAAATGGAACTACAGGAGATCCAGTTTATGCTCCAAAATATTCTTCATTAAACAGATATTTTGATACCACAATTATCAATACAACTGCTGGAAACCCTGCCTGTGCTAATGTAAGAGACGCTATTAACACATTATCATACTTATGGGTTGATGTAATTTCCAATGAGGTTGCAACTGCTTATATTGATGGTGGTTACTTAATTGCTAGAAACGCAGATCTAATTGCTGACCAAGCATATCAAGATACTAAAGCAGCGTTCCCTCTCTTAGGACACAGCAATGTTGAAGAAAGAAAATGTCCTAGAGATATAAAATATACTCTTAAACAGTTACTTAGAGACTTAGTTATTGGTGGAAACCATGGTATTGTTTCTGCTGCAGAAACTTATTATAGTGGAAATGTATTAACTGGTGTTCCAGTTTCAGAAGTACCTGCAGTTTCATATGCATATCAAAGAGCAAAGACTTATGCTATTGCTGCATCACGTAACTGGACTAATGGTTCGTATGTAGAGACTACACCAACAGGAGCAGTATACACAGCATCTACTGGTGCTATGGATATTGTTATTCCAGATCCTCTTGTAATGCCTACCACTGGTGATAGGATTGCATTTAAAGCAGGTTCTTTAACATTCAGTTGTAATTATGGTAGTAGTGGACAAGATTCATATCCAAGAGAAACGGATCCATTTTTTGGTAAGTCAGTTGCAATTACTAATGTTCAATCTTCTGGTGGATCAACAACAATTACTTGTAATGTAGGTGCTGCTGGAGCTGCTTCTGGTAACACTCATGTATTTGTAAGTGCTACAACAAGTGGAACGATTTTAGTATATGACCCAACTGTACTTACATCACCTATTCCTAAATTTGAAGATTGGGATACTCCACTTGATAGTTCATCTGCTGCACCTAGTGCCAGATTAACTCCATCAACTGCTTCTTACGATCCTGCCAATGGTAACTTTACCATGACAGTTCCTGGTCATAGTGTTACTACAAGTAATAGTATAAGACTATCACCAAGATCATTTGCATTTACATGTGCTATGGATGGTAATGCTACAGAGCACTACCTACCACAATCAGGTCAAACTGCATATGGCAATTCTTTAGCAGTTACAGCTACAACATCAGATACATTTACAGTTAATGTAGGTACTTCTGATCCTGATCAACAGTGGACACCAACTGATGCTACCTATAATCCTGCAACTGGTGAGTTAGAACTTACAGTTGGTGCTGGACATAATATGAGTCCAGGATTTGGTGTCATTATTGATGATAATTCATTGTCATTCAAATGTGCAATGGATGGTAATGATTCTACTAAGACTTATCCACGTCCTGGCCACGACAAATATTCTGGAAGATCAGTTAATGTAACTGCTGTTGGTACTAATACTATTACAGTTAACGTTGGTATAGCACCTCCTGATAAAACTTTCCAACCTACAGATGCAGTTTATGATCCTGTATCTGGCGATATGGTTGTTACCATTGGTCAACATGGATTAGGTGTTGATAAGCATATCACTCTTGCATCTGGTGGATTATCATTCACTTGTGATATGGATGATCATCAAAGTATTCATTCTTATCCACGTGCATCTGATCCTCAATTTGGTAAGTCAATTGCAATTACTAATGTTGGTCTTAGTAAGCATACAGTTTCAAATGCTGTTTATGATGCAGGTGTTGGTAAGATTACATTAACAGTTACTAATCATCCATTCATCAATGGTGATTTTGTTAAGATGTCGGATAATTCTCTGATATTTAACTGTGCTCTTGATCGTGCTATTGGTAATCACACTTATGTTGGTGGTACTGTTACAAACGTTTACTATACTGGTGTAGATGCTGGTGGTTCATTAAAAAATGCAGAAGCTGGTACAACTTACAATCCTTTAACTGGTGAGTTAGTTATAGCAGAATCTAGTGCAAATAATAGTAGTAATGCTCCTGTATCAACTCCTGCTGTAACTGATGTTGATTACAATACAACTACAGGTACATTAACATATACATTTGCTAGTGCACATGGATTGAATAATGGACAATGGATTAAGATTCCAGATAATTCATTATCATTCAGTTGTACATATGGTAGTGGAGTACACAAGTATGTTAGTGGAACAGTAACCAATGCAGTTACAATAGGTACTCGTCAGTATGATGTTACTGATGCAACTTACAATGCTTCTAATGGTGCATTAGAACTTACCATTGGAGCTCATAGTTATACTGCTGGAGTTAATACAGTAACAATTGGTGTTGATAAATTAGGATTTACATGTGATGCAGATAGTCATGCATCTACTCATTATTATCCACGTTCAACAGACCCATCATACAATACAGCTCTTGCTATAACTGGTCAAACTGCTACTACAATAACAGTTAATGTTGGTGCTGCCTCTGGTAATCAAACAAAGACTTATCCACGTTCATCTGACCCAGTATCTGGAAGATGGTTGGAAGTTTATGATGTAACTTCTACTGAATTAACTGTTCGTATTTTAGATATAACTCCTTCTAGTAATACAGACACACATACTTTCGTTAGTGCAACTCCTCCTTTAAAACAAACTCATGCTATTAAGTTCCAAGCAGCTGGTGTTCTAGACTTTACTTGTGATGCAGATGATAATGCTACAACACATAGTTATCCAAGAAATGATACTGAACAGAAGACAGTAACAGATGGTTCTTACACTCCAGAAACTGGTGTGATGACATTGACCATTGCTGATCATGGTTGGAAGAATGGAGATTATATAAAAATTGCAGATGATTCATTAACATTCAGTTGTGGATTTGGTGGTGCAGTTGGTGCTGCTGCAGAGAAAACATATCCACGTGCTAGTGACCCAGTAAGTGGTAAGTGGTTACGTATATGGAACGTAACTACAGATACATTTGATGTACAGGTTCTTGAAACAGTTCCTTCAACAAACCTTGATCCACACGTATTTGTTGGTGCTACTTCAAATGGTGTTACATGGAAGAAAGATTATGCATACGATCAAATCATTCCAGTTGATGATTGTAATGCAACTTCAGTTACAATCAATGTAAGTGCAGCATCTGCAGGACACACATACCCACGTCCAAACTTTGATTATTCTAG